AAGTCTGAGTTTTCAATCTCGGCTACATTTGATTTGAGATTAAACAAAAGACGGTAGCGCCGCATAAGACCTTTTTTGAAGAGTCTTTGCTTCACTGCCGTCATCTGTTCGAACCCGAATAATTTATATTTCATTGCTTCCCCAGATTGGACACCCGAAAAATTATCGTCGGTTAAATCCGGAATCATCGAAATCTCGTGGATATCTTTTCTTACACGATCTTTATAAGCTTCAACGCCATTCACATCATATTGCTTATAAATATAGCCAGCTGTCACAGATGTTTTATTGCCGTTAATATCTGTACCAGATTCAAGGAGCAATATATTTGCGTCTTTTTGCTTAACTGCATCATCAGTTGTTAAACCAGACGCTTGGATATCTCCGCTAATCACTAAAAGTGCATCGTTTAAGTCTGTCATGTAGTTTGCTGTATCGGATTGGCCTGCATCATACAAATCCATTAGAGAAAGAGTATCTTCGTATAAACCCATTCTGAAACGATTTGGTGAATACTCTGTAATCGGAACTTCTTTGTGTTCATGCGGTTCTTCCGTCGGGTTAACTAGCGAAATTGAGTTCAGCGTAGTTTCTGCAAAGTAAATCGTTTTGTCTTTTGTATAGATGATAGGCTGTACAAACTGTTTATCGGCATACTTGGAAAAACGTGTCTTAGGATATCTTACTGCTAGGATTGGCTCTCGCTTAACGGTCGTATCGTACACTACAAAGGTTTCAAACACATTCGCTAAATCCACATAGTCAATATCTTCTGCGTCTCTATATTGGATTTCATAGGCTCTGCCGTACTTGCACATATCTAGCCACAATTCACCGTTTAAACCGTCTATATCATTATCAAGGTTAAACTGATCAATAGTCTTTTGCTGTTCGCCGTTGTCAATCTGTACTTTGATAGGATTACCAGTGTTATAGCCTACATCAAACGTACAAAGCACCTTACCAAAGTTATGCGCCGAACGGTGGTCAGCCTTGCCTTCTTCTTTTCGTCTGCGATTCTTCATAATGTTCGAATTCTTAGCTTTATAGTAATCGTCTAGTACGCTAAGCCTAGGTACTTGATATTGATAATGATGATAAATCATTTCTGCTAGCGTATCTAAATCGTTTAGCAATTCTTCTGCTGAAACATATCGATAATGCAAGTTAGATTCAACGCTGAAACTCACAAAGTTTGTATTTACATCTTTATTTGTTGACAAGTCCGCTGCATACTCGAATTCATTTACTTTATCCATTCCTCACACTCCTTAAAACATTCTCTTGATTTTGTTCCGCTTCTCTTTGGTAATGGTTGATTTCTTTTTAGCCCACATATCTTCGTTAAAGGCATACCTTGTCGCATCGATCGTATGGTTGTCTTTATCCTCTAACCTTGGCTTTGGATTTCCATCACGATCAGTTTGATAATCTATATTTTCAAACTCTTTAGCGATGTTCGGCGTTCGCAAAGGATCAATACAAATGAAGTCCAAATCATCTAACCATTGCTCTCCATATTCGACGGAATCAGGTCCTTTTTTTACACCTTTAATATTTCTGATGCCATGTTCGTTCACTAACTCAGCGTTACTTTTTGGTTCAGCAGAATCAGAGAATATCTCGTCGTTTTGATATCCTTTTTCATGGAGTTTTTTCGCTAGCTCTCTATTACTAATCTTTACTCCGTAAATTTCATCTATTGCATAGATACCATTTTTCTTTTTGTCGTAATGCCATCTTACAAACGCTAGGGGATCAGTTGCATAACCAAAGTCATTCCCGTTTCGAATGTTGTCGAAGTTAGCTACCATCTCATCTGTGATGCTCCCTGGCACTACTTTCAGATTGTCAAATGGTACAACGCCAGAACCGATTGCCTTTCCGTCATACTCCCATTCAGCTCGCCTAGGGTTCCTTGCTCTGGCTGCTTCGACTTCGCTCAGAAACTCCTTAGAGATAAAGGGGTTATCTTTGTAAGTTGAGTGATGAATGAATGTGTTTTTAGGCTGAAAGGATGTTTCGTATTTTTTATTTACCCATGATTGCTTTCGCTTCGGTGGGTTATAACTGTAAAAGAATTTATAAAAAAGACCATCATCCAATTCTCCCCGCAATAGGGAGTTGGTGATAGTCGTTACTTCATCCTCATTCTTAAATTCTGCTAGCTCCTCAATCCAACCAATCGCAAAAGGAAATTTGCTGTCCTTTAACGACTTAATTCGTTCTGGATTTTGCGCCCCACGAAATATCATGTAGTTTCCACGTGGCTTATAAGTAATCCTCAACGGAGATTTATTAAACTTGAATAGGTGGGAAACACCTTGCTGTTCAATCGCCCATTTCATCTGTTCATACAATGATTGCTCAAGCGTATTATCAACATACCGAATCCCGACTGCATTTACAGCGTAACGCATAAGTAATTGAGTAATTATATGTGCAACGTCCGACGATTTACCAGATCCACGACCGCCCTTGCATACGATATTCAATATGTCAGAGTTAAGGGTAGCCCTCCATACGCTATGAAACTTCTCAGGTAGTAAATCAGAAAGCTTTTTAGCCATCGTCTTCACTACCGATATCATCGATAAATGTAGGAACTTCTGTAACCGACATTTCAGATACTTCAACAGGTTTATGCCCCGTTCTGTCCAAAATATCTTTTGCTGCGTTAAATCTAACTAGCTCGCTTTTAGCTGTCAGCAGTTCTTCCATCGTTCGAATAGATTTGCTAGATAAGTCTTTGAGAAATTTCTTTTCCTCGGCTGTCTTTAAATCTTCAAAATCTTTTCTTTTTTTCCATCTTGAAATAGTTTCTTCTGTAACGTCAAGCTCTTTGGCAATTTCTCGTTGAGTCAATGACGTTCTAACCATTAAAACTATTGCTTTTTCATAATTATTAGCCATTGTCTAAAACACCTCCGAACTTGACTTTTTTTGAGCATATCTGAATACTTCTTCCATATCTAAAATTTTAGTCCGCTTAATTGCCTCTATATAATTATTTTTCAGTTTGGTTATCGTTTTAGCTACTACTCTAGCTTCCATTTCATATTCACACTCTAAATACAAAAGGATGGTATTCAGCAAAGCAAAATTTATCATCTCTTTAGAATTTTCAATATTAGGTTTGAATTTTTTGTTATACTTATGAACCTTTTCGATAAACCTAATTTGCTTGTCAGATAACTGACGATTTACCTTAACTCTTCTGTCCGCTCCGTCGCCACCGTGAGTTAAATTGTACCCTTCTCCAAACGATTTAAAACGATCGATATAATCTATTTCTTTTTCGAATAATTCTAGCTCATTTTCCGCAACATCGATTCTTTGTATACAAAAATTTTCCACACCATGTTTTCTCATAGCTCTACCTATAAGACTATTAGCTTTGCAATGCTCGGAGAATCTTTCTTCTAAGTTTCTTCTGGTGATTCCTACATACTTTTTATTATTAGTTTTGTTCGTAATAAGATAAACGATGCCATATACTTCCTTAGTGATGATGTACTCATCAGCAAAGGCTCTTTGTTTAGGGTTTAAACTCATTTTCCATCACCACTTCCATTTAAAAGTTCTTCTTAACTAGCGTTGCGCCTTCTCGCTCATATTGTTTAATGAACTGTTCTACGTTTGGTTGAGTACGGGATACAACTGATATATTGAAATCCGTTACCCAAGGCCCCTCTGGCAACTCGATTTTATGGATGTAAACACACACATAGTTGCCACTCCACACAGGTTTAATCTCATTGCTGATCAGCTTACCCTCTTTATCGTATATAGGGTTCTCTGTAAAGTATCTATCGTTCTCTCCCTCAATCGCCTTCTTGTATGCTTCGGCGAATTCAGGTTCTACATCAACCGTTAATAATGCTTTAAAGAATTTCATAGACCAGATGCACCCCTTATTAAATCGGAAATCTTTTTTCCTCTTTCTTCCGCAGTCGCATTTAATGCACTATCCAAGAACCCATCTGCTTTCTTTTCCGCTTCTGGCGAGCATACGACTTCAAGGGCTAATCTATTAGTAGCATCATCGTATTCAACCAATTCCAAATTTATCGACTGGACTCTACTTAAATCTAATTGTTCAAAAGCAGTAAGCGCATTTCCCAAAATCATTCTTTTACCTTTACTCACATTCCATACCTCCTTAACCTCTCAACAATATGCTTATCCTTCTCCCAGCCGTGCCCGATGTACACAAGCTTATGCCGCTCGATATACTCATCGTCAAACTCTGCATAGCATTCAAGCAGCGTGTGCTTGGGTTTGAGTTGTGCTTGTCTTATGTTAGCGTGTGATAGTATGCCTATTGATAGTTGTAAGTAGAAATAGTGCATATCAGTCACCCATTCGCTTCTTCATGCGATTTTTCTTTTTCCATAACTCTTCCCACTTGTTCATGTCTTGGGTAACGTAGTAATGCCATTTCATTTGCAATCTGAGCAAAAGATATCTTACTTTATATGTCATACGTCACCCTCAACCTTTCACTATCATATTCAAACAACTGCAATACTTTCTTACCCATCGTCCAACCGTTCTCAATCTCATAGCTGTCATTCGGCTTAATGGTCCCTAGCTGACGATGAATCACACCTTGATAGTCGTTCGTCTGTTGCGTGTGGAAATGACCGGTGATAATCTCCCGTGTAGTTGCCTTACTCCACATATCAGAGAATTCGGTAGCAAACAACATCGGTAAATCCTTCCGCTTGCCATACTGCCCATGAGTAATCATGATTGCCACGTTGTCCAGCATGAACGCTTGACGGTATTTGTTGTGATAGTTCACTTGTATGTCTGGATACTTGGCTTCTAGGTATAGCAGAAACATGTACTCGATCGATCCGCTATGGTTCCCCTCAGCGTGTTCCACAGTCACTTTGAGAGAGTGTCTTGCACATTCGGTAATCAGCACATCGAAGAATGCTCGTGCGTCCTTGATGGCTGTTTCCATATTTACATCGTCTAACACTGTACCAGCCATCGTGACTGACTTCTTAATCTGGCTGCTATGAAATAAATCTCCTAGCTGACCAATAACAATCTGTTTATACCCTTTGGACACTATATCCACGATCATAGCTAATTTGTCTTGTAAGTCCTCTAGCTTAGTGATACCAAAATGCCAGTCGGCCAAACCGATGAATAGGTTTCTATCACCAGTCTTGATTGTAGTGAGCTTTACTGGTTCGATTGATTTGGTGAATGCTGATGCGTTGAATGATTTATGCTTTGGCTTGATAACAAACTTCAATTGCTGATTCCATTTCTGGGTTTCTGCAGCAGTAGTTGTCCACTCATTGGTGGTTACTTGAGATATTTCCCATTCGTTTGGATCATAGCCCTTGTATCTAAGTATGTCTTCTGGCGTTTTACTGTCCTTCTGGTAGAAAGCCATCTTTACATCGAATTCAGCTTGGGAAATAGTGCCATCTATGTTGTAACGTTTATTTTCACTGATTGACTGACCATCCATGTTGCGAGGTGGCTTAGCTTCTTTCAACCGTTGACGTTTGCTTTTTACGCTAATCTTGCTAAACTCTCTACCGTACTCGCTAGATAAAATACTTGCTATTTCTTTGTTCGTCTTGCCCTCACTGACTAAAGCTTTCAGCCTGTCAATTTCTTGCTCCGTCCAGTTAATTTCTGCCACCTCGCTTTTCCGCAAAATAAAAAGCCACTCATATGAAATAAAGCGGCATTAATTCATTACTAACTTTAA